TAAGCCTGTAATATTAAATTGACGAAGGATATTATTAATATCACATTCGTCTTTGTAATGCTGCTGAGCCAGGGAAGCATCCTCACAATGCAACCCTGACTCATTTGTCGCAGCATCTTTGTCATAGTTGTATGGTGTACGTAAAAATACAGTGTTTTTACTCATTATTTACCTCCAAATGATGGTAGAAGAAGTTTAGGATTTTTTAGACCTTTACTCATAACACGCTTAAGGTCGCGATACCAAGGCATATCTCCAGAAGGTGCAATACCTTCTTTAATATTTTGAGTCTCAGCAGTAGTTTTAACTGTCTGAGCGTTTACTTGCTTTGTTGCTGAAGTTGTGTACTGTACATTTGCCATAATTTGCTTCAATGTTTCTTGCAAATTTACATAAGTTTGGCCAGATACTTTCGTATCGGCCAATATTTTCTCTATCATTGTTCCAATTTGAACAATTTCAGCTTGAATTTTATTAGTTTGTGCACTTGTATTAATTGCAGCCGTATTCTTTAAATTAACGTCTGCTTCATTTTGACTATAAGCCATATATGCACTTGCTGCTTCACCTAAATTATTACGAACTGGTGCAGTATATCCTTGACCAGATGCACCCGCTGGTGTACCAGCTCCTCCTTGTTGATAAGCTAACATAGGATTTAATCCAGCTTCTTTCATATCCTTAACAGCAGTCTGATATTGAGTAGCACGCATACGTTCTTGAAAGTCCATTTGACGCGCAGCTTGTTCTGCACTAGCACTTTGTGCAGATTGGGCAATATCCCAAGCCTTTTGATTAGATTGCTGACCGCCAATAAAACTAGCGGCAGCAGATAATATAGAGCCTAACATTAGAAATGATCGATTAAGCCAGGTACGCTGTACATTGGCATTGGACGTGCTTTTTTGCAATCAAAAAAGCTATCAAAAATAAATTGTTGTCCGTTAGCAGCTGAACCCACTGCTACTACTCGACTCACTGGTGGTGTGTCTTGAATAAACGTAGTATTTAACGTAGGTGTAGTAGTGAATTTTTGGGCAAGATGCCAGGCATCAATAGTTCCAGCAGCAGTAGAACGGAACAAACTTGAAATGCGGCTAGGATAATATCTGTATTCTGCCCAGCGTTCTTGATAGCCAAATACATCATTGTCCCCAGAAGTACCTGTAACATAAATTTCCTTGTTTAATACAGCTTGTTCGCCTAATGTTGCAAAAGCTGGGAAATAGAAATCATAACGGGTTGAACGACTCCACATACGAGCAAGACCTTGCTGGTATGTTAAATCGGCACGTACAGAAACCATGCCGATAATTACACCGTGTTCAGTACTCGAATAAGTAAAGCCATGATTATGAGCCAAGGCAGTACCCATAGCAGCAAGTGTGCCCATAGGGGTAGTAGTTCCACTAGCATTAGTACCCGACGTCTGAGCGATCGGATTAATATTAATATTGGTTGAGCCACCCCCAATGTACTCGGGACGCTGTAAGCGAGCATCAGGAGAAATAACACCAAAATGAGAGCGTATAATTTCAGTATAACGTGTGCCGCCACGAGCGTCACGCTCCAGAAGTTTTTGGATTTGAAAGGATTGACGTAATTGATTAATTGTTGCGCTTGTTGCAGCAGATAAGTCAGCATATAGTCCAGATACTCCTGAGGTTACAACGCCAAAACTTTTGTCGTTAGGTAAATAAGTACCACTGCCAGATGGTGTACCAACATTTGAATTATATGCTGCAGTATTACCGGCTAAAAATGCCGATCCTGCTGGAGGTGTCATTACTCCAAAGTTAGTTGTTCCATCTGTAATACCAAGAGCTTTGCCTGTACCATAAACAGGCGCACTACTGCCTAATGGTAATGTTACAGAAGCGCCCTTTTGTGGCCAAGGAAGGGCAGAAGTAAAGTAATCTTTTCGTTTTCCACGTCGTAATAAAGTGTAATTAGTAACAGTATCAGGGCCATCACCAGTATCAACAACAACAGAATTTTGGAGGTTTTCATCTCTAAACCATTCGTTATAAATTAAGTTGTACGCACGTGGCCAAAACGCACAGTGCGATACTGTTTGTCCTGCTGTTACTTGTCCTACAGTAGGTAAACCCATGTAATCTTGTAAAGATCCTATAGCGTAACCACCTGCGGGGCTTACTTGTTGGGGTACAACATATGAAATTGAATCCCCTGGATTCGTTTGTTGACCCATAAATTTTTGCCAATTCGACCAAATAAGTCGATTGGGAACAAAAAAGAAGAATGAATCGAGATGCATATTATCCATAACTGGATAAAGAGGTGTAGCCAAACGAGCAAATGCGGTCATATTCAGGCGAAATGTATCGCCTGGGAGCATTTCATCTACATATACGGGAACAAGATACCCGGCATCGAACGTTGTTTTATGTGTAGATTGACAATCAAATGAACTCCTAGGTATATCAGCCTTAGGAATCATAGTAAATTGATGTACATCTACTGACTTATTACGATGCATATTGAGCTCCTATATTGTTCCGACCCAAAGATAATACCTTTGAGTCGGTTTGTTTCAATCATTCCTTAGGTATTTTTACCTGTTTTCCTAAGGATAATAGTTTTGGTTGATCATGTAAAGCAAATAATCCGGTATTGTCATCAAACTCGCCGAACTCATATAGATCAAAGTCGTCGGGGTGATTATTTAGTTGATTTTCAGAGTCGTTGCGATTAATTTCGTCGCTAAAACTCCGAATTGCAACTCCAATAGAAGGAACAAACATTGGTCGACCGAACGCATCTGCTGCGCGGTCTTTTACAGAACATAATACTAGTTTCATGAGGAATATCCTTAAGTGAGGTTACGTTTAAGTTTTTGAAGTTTTGCCTGAGTTACTTGTTCTTTTACAAGTAATCGATCAGGCGTATTATCTTCATAGTTTAGTTTAGCAGACTTTTCTCGGAAGTAAAGTAGTTCGTCAAACTCATAAGGGTTGTCAATTTTATAATTTTTGTCATAATATTTTGGAGGTTTGACTTTTTTTCCACGAATTACAACGTAATCGTGAGGATACACATCGGAAGTGTATTTTTTATACCATTCGTAACCTATACCGGGTTTTAGACTCATTTTCGTAAACTCGGGTTTACGTGTAGTGATTTCCCCTGATTCAGGGTCAATCTCTGTGTAATGTTCTTGAGCGTTTTTTCCAGTTACCTTTTTCATAATGTATCGAGCCACGTAGGCTGCGGATTCGAAAGTAACATCTCCAATGGAGGAATAACCAAATGGCCACAGTAATTCAAGGTCTTTGGATCTATATAAGAGACTATTAGCGGAAGTCCGTTTCCATAATTTCTTATCATCGAAATCGAGTCCGAAGATACAGGCGTGCCAATGCGGACGGCCAAAGTTTTCACCATATTCTCCAGCCATGTAATAACGTATTCTTCGTCCAGGATACCGTTTTCGTAATCTTTTAATAAAGAGCTGAAAGTCTCTATAGTGTAATGATCTATCGCTTGGGAGATGGTTATCGTCATATGTGAGGGTTATAAAGCAGTTTTGTTCATGCATTTGTGATTCGTGCATGCATCGAATTGCCCACTGTCGTGAGCGTTCTAGCCTGCAGCCAATACATTGTCCGCAGGATAAGTTTAAGGATCGTGAAATATCATGTCTTTTTAATTCAGAAAAGACAATCGATCCGTCTGTGCATTGATATGCACTTATAGGGTGGTAACAAGGCATGTGAGGTGCCTGGAGGTTTTTTAGAGCCTCCAGCCTCCACGTTGAGGAGATTTTTGCATATTTGCAGATTTAGTACGTCTAGCGTTCTTTCTAAAAGAACGAGCAGAACGACGTTTATTTACTGGTTTTCTATACATCATTATTTAATCTCCTTTTTTCATGCATTTGTGGGTTTGGTGTCACCTAGCACAGTTACATCAAGTAGAGTAACTGTGCTATGGCCTATTCGGCCACCTTTTCAGGGGTAATAGCAGCTTCAGCGACTTCGGCAGCTGCTTTGTTGACCAGGCCAAGTTCCTCGGCTTCTGGTCTATTTTTCTCGTTCTCAAGGAACTCAATCAAATTTGCGGGATCGTTATCAAAACGAGCCCTAATATTGGCTGGTAAGCCATCAAATTCGTCTTGAGCCGCAATAACGCGGTTCAAGGCAGTATGATAGTCTCCGATACCGGAGAAATCGCCATAACGTGGCGATAGAGGTTGTTCAGGCAATAAGCCTGTAATATTAAATTGACGAAGGATATTATTAATATCACATTCGTCTTTGTAATGCTGCTGAGCCAGGGAAGCATCCTCACAATGCAACCCTGACTCATTTGTCGCAGCATCTTTGTCATAGTTGTATGGTGTACGTAAAAATACAGTGTTTTTACTCATTATTTACCTCCAAATGATGGTAGAAGAAGTTTAGGATTTTTTAGACCTTTACTCATAACACGCTTAAGGTCGCGATACCAAGGCATATCTCCAGAAGGTGCAATACCTTCTTTAATATTTTGAGTCTCAGCAGTAGTTTTAACTGTCTGAGCGTTTACTTGCTTTGTTGCTGAAGTTGTGTACTGTACATTTGCCATAATTTGCTTCAATGTTTCTTGCAAATTTACATAAGTTTGGCCAGATACTTTCGTATCGGCCAATATTTTCTCTATCATTGTTCCAATTTGAACAATTTCAGCTTGAATTTTATTAGTTTGTGCACTTGTATTAATTGCAGCCGTATTCTTTAAATTAACGTCTGCTTCATTTTGACTATAAGCCATATATGCACTTGCTGCTTCACCTAAATTATTACGAACTGGTGCAGTATATCCTTGACCAGATGCACCCGCTGGTGTACCAGCTCCTCCTTGTTGATAAGCTAACATAGGATTTAATCCAGCTTCTTTCATATCCTTAACAGCAGTCTGATATTGAGTAGCACGCATACGTTCTTGAAAGTCCATTTGACGCGCAGCTTGTTCTGCACTAGCACTTTGTGCAGATTGGGCAATATCCCAAGCCTTTTGATTAGATTGCTGACCGCCAATAAAACTAGCGGCAGCAGATAATATAGAGCCTAACATTAGAAATGATCGATTAAGCCAGGTACGCTGTACATTGGCATTGGACGTGCTTTTTTGCAATCAAAAAAGCTATCAAAAATAAATTGTTGTCCGTTAGCAG